GGATGAAATTCGAGCCTATGAGCCAAAAGGCAACGGACTCGCAGCTGATCGAGACCATGCAATGGTCTGATGAACGGATCTGCTCCGTCTTCCATGTGCCCGCATACAAGGTTGGAGTGGGTGACACGCCGAGCTACAACAACATTGAAGCCCTGGACCGCGCCTACTACTCCAGTTGCCTACAGACCCCCATCGAAGAGATGGAGGCCTGCCTGGACGATGGATTGGGCCTGGATGGCGTGACGCGCGGCGTGGATTTGGACCTGGACGGCCTGATGCGGATGGACAGCAAGACCCAGATGGAGACCATCGAAGCCGGTATCCGGGCAAAGGTCTTCGAGATCAATGATGGGAGAAGGAAAGTCAATCTGCCTCCCATCGAAGGCGGCAATACGGTCTACATGCAGCAGCAGGACTATCCGATCAGCGAGATTTACAAGAACAAAATCCATCCCGCTCAGAGTGCGCCATCGCCGGCGCCGCAAGTCAGCGATCAGCCCACACAAGATGCCCAGCCGTCTGCAGAAGACCAAGCTCGGGCAATGACCGCACAACTCGTGAAGGCCCTGCAAGATGGCCTCGCCGCGTGATGGGCGCGATGGCCGCGATGGAGCGCCAGGAGAGCAAGGCCCAATAGGGCCACCTGGACCGCCAGGACCGAGAGGGCTTCAGGGTGATGTCGGGCCCCAGGGCGCCCCAGGAGAAACTGGCGCTACTGGTGCCACAGGACCTGCGGGCGAGCGAGGCGCGCCAGGAGAGATAGGGCCGACTGGCGCAGCGGGTCCTCAGGGATTGCAAGGCCCGGCAGGCAGAGAAGGCGCCAGGGGTGCTACCGGGCCATGTGGACCAACTGGACCGGAAGGAAAGCGCGGTGAAGTCGGCCCGATGCCAGGGCATCAATGGGACGGCACGAAACTCCGGTTCGAGCAGCCTGATGGATGGGGACGATGGGTTGACCTGAAAGGACCTCCAGGGAATTCGACAGCCATCGGCGGAAGCTCTGGCTTCCCAAGCCGCATCCCAGAAGCGGACACAGTCGAGGATGGCGACACGATGCTCATCCTCCGAGGGAACAAGCTCATGAAGGTCAAGATCAAGCTCGGCGGCTCTGGGCCTGTCCCTGCTGATGCAGTGACCGTGAATGGCGTACCAGTGACGGTCAACGGCGAATATGTGGTGCAGGGATGACGATTGAACACTCCGTAATTCCGGCTGGAGAAATCCATGCTCCGCACAATTGGGTTGTGGCCGATGAGGCAGCCAGGCTGGCGCTTTCTGTCTCGGCTGGCGATTTGCGAAAGTACGCCTATCAGACCAGCGACAAGACAGAGTGGATGCTGGAAAGCATCGGCCCTGCAGTTTGGGTTCAGCGTGGCGCGCAAGGTCCTGCGGGTGCAACTGGAGCAAGCGGCGCTACGGGACCTTCTGGCGCTGACGGGGCAACGGGGCCGCAGGGTCCTGCCGGCGCGACAGGCGATCAAGGTCCTACCGGGCCAACTGGTCCCAAGGGAGAGGATGGAGCTATTGGTCCCGCAGGACCTACAGGTCCCACGGGCCCAACCGGGCCGACAGGACCGACAGGACCGACAGGTGGCGCAGGAGATGTCGCGGCGCTCGTTCATGCTGCAACAGCGAAAACAACGCCAGCTGACTCAGACGAACTGGCCCTCATAGATAGCGCTTCTTCGTTCTCTCTGAAAAAGCTGACTTGGTCGAGCTTGAAGGGATCGCTGCTTTCGTATTTCCAAGGTCAGTTCAGAGAAAAACTAACGGCTGCGCGCACCTACTACGTTCGATCCGATGGCAGCGACAGCAACTCCGGGCTAAGCAACACTGCAGGCGGCGCTTTCCTAACAATTCAGAAGGCCATTGATACTGTTGGCGCTCTGGATTCAAGTATCTATGGGGTAACAATTTCTATCGCCGCAGGAACATATGCACCATTCACCACAAAGGACCCGGCGGGATATGGAGGCGTCTCTGTAGTAGGGGCGAGCACTTCTAGCGTCACGATTTCCACATCAAGCGGGCCTTGCATAACAGCTCCCACTGGGTCGCAGAAATATTACGTCACAGGACTACGCCTCACCAGCACAGACACAGGTCCAGCCGGCGATGCAATTTCTGTGGGGATAGGTGCATCGATCAACGGTGGCGCTTTGGACTTCGGTCCATGCGGTAACTTCCACATCAATTGCTCTGGTACTGCGATTTTTAGCAGCTACACGGTAAGCGGAAGCGCGCGTGTGCATTGGTATGCATCTAACGGAGCAAAAATAATTTGCGCTGGGCAGTCAATAACCTTGACTGGTACTCCAGCATTTTCAATTTCATTCGCTTACGGGGACTGCATTTCTCTGCTGCGTGTCAACGCAAACACGTTTGTTGGAGCAGCAACGGGCGTCAGGTACTCGATCAGTCTTAACTCTGCCATCTACGTAAACGGCGCGGGCGCCAGTTACCTACCGGGTAGCACTGCAGGCTCTGCTGCATCTGGGGGACAGTACGCATGACCACTTACCAGCTCACAGGCGAGGGATTCGTTTACCGCTTGCGTGATGGCGTGCGCGCGACTGTTCCGCTTGAGGACGATCCGAGCCTGCCGCCCAACCCCGATGCAGTCGAGTACCGCGCTTGGTTGGCGGCCGGAGGCGTGCCGCTGCCTGCCGAGCTGCGGCCGGCAGCTGAGATTGCGGCTGCCCTGCGGTTGGCACTGGCCGCCGAGTACCGACGCCGCATTCAGGTGATCGCCGCAGGCTACCCGCTGAGCGAGCGCGAATCCTGGCCCGTGCAGACGGAGGAGGCGGTGGAGCTGGAGGCTGATACGGCGGCGGCCACGCCATGGATCGATGCAGCCGCTGCCGCGCGTGGGCTTGACCGACTGGTGCTGGCCAGGCGCATCCTGGCGAAAGACGCGAAGTATCGCCAGATCCATGGCGAACTCACGGGCACCCGCCAGCGCATTGAAGACCAGATCGATGCTCTCGCCGGTAACGCCGAGGCACTTTCAAAAATTGACGTGACGGCCGGATGGCCCTCATTTGAGGAAGACGCATGAACATCAAAGCCGTCACAGACGCGATTCTGGAAGTGTTGCGGCCTCTTTTCGCTCGACTGAAGGCTCTCGAAGATGCCAAGCCGCGCGATGGCGTGGATGGAAAAGATGGTGCAGATGGCTTGCCTGGCCGTGACGGAGTGGATGGAGCCCCCGGGCGCGATGGCGCAGACGGCAAGGATGGTGCTCCTGGTGCAGATGGAAAAGACGGGGCGCCAGGAGAGAAGGGCGCCGATGGCCGGGATGGGATTGATGGCGCCCCGGGCAAAGATGGCGAGCGCGGCGTAGATGGAGCCAACGGCCTTGATGGCGCGCCGGGTCGAGACGGGGCAGATGGTGCTCCTGGCCGAGATGGGCAAGACGGGGCGCCTGGTAAGGATGGCGAGCGTGGGTCTGAGGGGCTGCCAGGAAAAGATGGCGTCGATGGCCGGAACGGTGTCGATGGAAAAGACGGCAAGGACGGAATCGACGGGAAAGGTGGGGAGCCTGGTCGTGATGGCCGCGATGGGCTGAAGGGCGACCCGGGGAGAGACGCTTTACAACTGGAGATCAACCCCGCGATTGACCCTGAAAAATCTTATCCCCGCGGCACCTACGCCAAGCACCTGGGCGGACTGTGGCGCAGTTTCGAGGCCACGACCGGCATGAAGGGCTGGGAATGCATCGTGGAAGGCGTGGCAGGCATGGAAGTCAATCATGAAGGGCGCAAGTTTGCCGTGACTACTCTCCTGTCCAGCGGCGTGCAATACACCAAGGAAGTCTCGCTGCCTGTGGTGATCGACAAGGGCATCTTCCGCGATAGTGAGGCCTACGAGGCTGGAGATGGCGTGACCTGGGCGGGATCTTTCTGGATCGCCCAGAAGGACTCCAATGCCAAGCCGGACACTCCGGACAGTGGCTGGCGTCTCGCGGTAAAGCGTGGGCGTGATGGCAAGGATGGCCGCAACGGCATCGACAAAACCGCCCCAGTGAGGATTCAAGAATGATGCTCGTCACACTGGAGCAGGCGCGCGAACACATCCGCAGCGACACCGATGCGGATGATGCGGATCTGAGGCTGAAGATTGAGGGCGCGAGCGCGGCCGTGATCGACTATCTGGGTGCATTCCTGCAACTGGACTCTGCCGGCGACCCACTGGAAGACAGCCAGGGCGATCTGATCGGGGTGAGGCCGCGCGCCATGCAGCGGATCCGCAATGCCGTGCTGATCACGGTGGCTTACATGTACCGAGAGCGCGACGGTTCTCAGG